GCTGGGCCCGGTGATTACCCCGTCAGCGCTCTGGACGTAGATGCTGTTGCTGTCATCGAGGGTGAGGACGTGGTCCCCGCCGTTGAGGGCTTCGGACTTACCGAAGATCGTGTAGGTGCCACCGGCGTCCGGGACGACACCGGCCGGGTGCTCGATCGGGGACCACTTCGAGTTGGCCTGCTCGACGTGCCCGAGCAGGCTGGCGAACGGGTCGGGCGTGTCATTCGCCGCCGCCACCGCGCCCGTTGGCGTCGGGGCCGGGTGCGGGGTGATCTTGGTCCACGTCGCGGCGTGACTCGGGTCGTTCCCCAAGAGGTAGTTGTGGTCGTCTATCGAGCCCTGCGGGAACGGGTTACCGCTCTGGTAGAACCCGCCGACTACCTTCTGCCCGTCCTCCATGAAGATCGTTGACCCGGCGGGCCCGTGGTACGCAAGCGCACCGGATGGAACCTCGACCTCCTTGTTGTCCCCGACGGTGACGAACTGCTTCTCGGTCGGAGGGAAGACCTGCTTGCCGACCTTGTTGATGGCATTCGGCGTGTGCCAGAGGTTCTGCATCGACTGCAGGGTCTCGTCGGTGAACGGATTCCCGGAGGTCTGATTGTGCATCGAGACGAGGTCACCGTTCTTGTCGGTGACCGCGAGCGCCCCTCCGCCCCACTCGGTGATCTTCCCGCCGTCCGGGACGGAGATACCCACGTCGCCGTGCATGGCGGTGTGCAACGTGAACGTGGACTTGGCCACGGCCGCATCGGCAGCCGGGATCGTCGTCGGCTGAGGCGCGGGGCCCGGGGCGTTCTCATCGGCCACCAGCGTCTTCAGGTAGTCGATGAACGCCAACTTGGTGGCGGAAGCCTTCGGGTAGTCCTTGCCGGTGGCCGACTTGTGGATGCCCGCGTAGTAGTGGTACTCCGCCGTGGCGAACGGGTTCCCGATCTTGGCAAGCGGCTGCTTGACCATGATCCCCTTGGCGTTTTCGAGGGTCTTGATCGCCTGCTTGAGTTGCGCCTGGGTGGCGTCGACACCGGCGAGCTTGGTGGCCACCGGCTGGGCCGGGGGTGCGGCAGCCGGGGCGTCAGGCTTGCCGTTCGGGAAGTACATGTCCTTACCGGCCAACGAGTTGGCGGAGTAGCTGATCCCGTCATTACGGAGTAGCTTCTCGCCGTCACGGTGGAGGGGAATCGGGTCGTTCCCGTACCCCTTGAGATAGACGGTGTGTCCGGATGGGACGGACATGATCTCGCCGTAGGTGACGTGCTCGACGTACTTGTCGTCGTGGGACTGACTGCCTGAGTTGAAGGCATTCTCGGGAGCCGCCGTGTGCGTGTCACCGAGTGGGGTGAGATGCGCCGGGTGCACGGTCCCGAGGTCGATCCCCGTGTCAAGCGCGTGCCCCGAAACAGGGGCCACCGCTGACGCGGCCTTGTTGTTGGTCCGGAGGAACCACTGCCCCTCCACCCGGAACATCTTGCCGTCGTTGAAGACCTCAGCACCCTTCGGGTAGTACTGGTGCGCCCCGCCGACCTGATAGTGCCCGGACTCATGCGCGACGTTGGTTTCCACGACGGCAGGGGCCTTCTCGAGACCCGAGATGGCTTGGGGCTGCAGGACTCCGGACGCGATGTTCTGGGCGGCGGACTTGGCAGCCTCCGACCCGGGCGGGTAGGACACGGACACCCCGCTAGGAGCGAACGCCGTGAAGGAACCGTTCGGGTGGGAGATCACGAGCCGCTGGACGAGGGCAGCACCCGTGGACGGGTGCACCGGCCCGGCGACATGCACGAAGTCACCGGGCGACAGGTTGAACTTCGCTGCCTTCCACAGATACGCCCCGGCCTGGGTGTGCACGACGGAGTTGTAGAACAGCGCGGTGGTGGGGCTGTGCCCACCGGCCAGCAGGTAGGTCGGGTTGTGCGCGGCGGTCGACGCCCACGACAGCACCTGCAGCGCCGTCATCTTGTGATCGGGGTGGTGGTCGGTGGTGGTGAACTCCCCGTCGTCCAGCTTGGTGACCAGACCGACGGACGCGGCGTCGGAACCGATCTTGACGGCGAGCACCGTGCCGTTGGCCAGCGCGGTCAGGACCCCGACCGTCAGATCACCGGGGTGGTTGTCGTGGTTCTGGAAGTCCTCGATCGCCTGGTGGAGATCCTTCTTCTGGGCGGCGGAGATCGGGACCTTGTTCTGCAGTTCCGGCTTCGGCGGAGTCGAGGGAACGTGGGGCTCCGGGACATGGGGAGCGGGCTCGGGAGCCTTGGGGGCCTCCGGGACATGGGGCTCGGGGGCGTGTGGCTCCGGGGCGTGGGGCGTCGCCTTCGGGCCCTTGGGGGCCAGACCCTTGGCCTTGAGTTCATCGAGAAGGGCCTGGCCCTTGGCGTCACCCTTCTTCACCAGCTTGTTGGCAGCCTGGTACTCCTTGGTCTTCGATCCCGGGGTCGCCTTGACGGTGCTCTCGAAGTTGTCCGGTAGGGAGCCGTCACGGACAGCCTTGAGGTAGCCGATAAACGCGGGCTTGGGGGCCAGCGTCGTGCCCTTGAGCTTGTTGTAGGCGTTGGCGTACGCCTTGTAGTCCGTCGCCGCCAGCGGGTGCCCGTGAGGCTTGAGCGGCTGGGCGATCATTATGCCCTTCGCGGCCTCCAAGACGCCGATCGCGTGGTCTAGCTGCTGCTGGGTCAGCGACGTACCGGCAGCCTGGAACGTGCCCCCTGCAGGCGTCTCAGGGGCGTTGCCGGGGGCGTGTGGTTCCGGGGCGCTAGGGGCGTTGGGTGCCGGGGCATGCGGCTCTGCAGGTGCATTGGGGGCGTTGGGCTCGTTGGGTACCGGGGCGTTGGGTGCATGTTCCGGGTGTGCGGCCTGGTCCAATGCCTGGGCTGCCTGGTGCAGAGCATCGACGGCCTGGGAGATCTGGGGTACGGCCTCCGCCACAGGAGCGGCCGGGGCGTGCGGTGCGGCAGGTGCCGATGGTGCCCCGGGGGCGGGGGGCTCGTGCGGTGCCGGTGCATGGGGCTCGGGCTGCTGCCCCTCAGCACCGGGTGCCGGGTGCTCGGGCGCGGGGACATTAGGTGTGGTGGTGTCCTGCGCGCCCTGCACGGGGGTCAGGTGCGAGTCCAGCAGCTTCCACGACCCCTCATGGATGAACTTGTTGGCCAGGTTGATCTGGGACGGGTTGGTCCAAGGCGTCGGCTCGGACTGGGCCGCATACAGAACCTGCTTGCCGTCCGGCCCGAGGACCAGCCGCCACTGAGAGTCGTCACCGAAGGCGTAGACCCGGGACCCGGCTTTGATGAGGAACGTCTTGTTCCCGAGCGTCAGCATGTGATCGGTGGCCAGCGTCCCGCCAGCGACATGCGCGGCATGCACGGCCTCGCCCGCCAGGTGCCCCGCCTCGGTGCCGTGCCCGGGGGTCGGGAAGGGCGCAAGGGTGCCGACACCCCCGGTGACGTTATGCAGCCCGCCGTGCCCGTGCCCCTCGATGGGGGAACCGATGGGCAGCCCGTAGTACTTGGTCCCCTCCAAGGTGCGGACGTACTTGGTCAGGGGGATGAGGTCGGGGTCTACACCCAGGGCCTTGAGCAGCGCCTTGGACTTCGACGGGGTGTCATCCACATCGCTTCCGCTCAGGCCGCTGTCTTGTCGTTGGACCCGCTGGACGCCCAGTTCTCCGGGATGCTGTCGGACTTCCCCAGGGCCTTGGCCCGCTTGACGATGTACTTCCGGATCGCGTCGTGGGACGCACCGCCCCGACCGACGGCCTTGATCGCGTTGGCGAGGTCTTCCTCGTCGTCAATCGGGTAGGACCAGTGGCCGTCGGGGTTCTTGAAGGCGTGCCCGGCCGCTCCCAGTTCCTCCATGTCAGCGGTCGAGTACTTGGAGGTGAGTTCGAGGACGCCCTCGGATACAAGATCCAGGAACCGCTGGGTACCGTCCATGCGACTTCCTCCAAGGTTCATACGAACCTATCCGTCGGGGGCGACAGAGTCCGCGAGTGCGACTCCTTCGACGTCCCCCAATGTCTTCGACACCAAGGCTTCGGCACCATCGACGGTCAGCCCGACGTTGACGATGTCGTTCAGATCGACGGGTCCGAACTCGAAGTCGTCGGGCGAGGTCCGCGCCAATGATACGAGGGAGAGCAGCGCCTGGGCTGCAGCGGCCGGTCCGGAGACGATGTACCTAGGCACTCCCGGAACCCCCTCTGAACAGCGCCTTCACCAATGCGGACAACTGTGACACCAGTGTGTTGAACGCGCCGACCGCCAGGTCCTTGATCCGCTTGGAACTGACCTTGACGGGGACGTTGCCCGACGATTGGCCGGGCGCTGCAGGTTGGGATTCGGCCACCGCCGTCAAGGGATTCTGGGTCACCTCGATCCAGCATCGGCAGTGTGGGTGCGCCGGAGGCATCTGCAGATCCCCGAAGGAGTCGAGCCCGTCGGCGGGAACGAACTCGTGCTGCAGCACGGCCACCTGCCCGTCCATCGCCCGGCACCACTGGCAGGTCTTCTCGTCGTTGCGCGAGTGCCAGACCTTGTACCAATCGCCATCCACTGCGGTGAACATCCCGTGGACCGCCTCGTTGTAACCCCGCGTTACGGCAGACGAGATGCCGGTGGACAGCCTGAACGCCAGATTCGAGGTCACGCTGTCGAACACCTCCCCGGCCCGGTCCGCTCTGACCTGGCCCAGCGCCGCAGCGTAGTTCGATGTCGTGCCCGGAGGCACGTCCACCTTGCCGAACGCCGCCGTCAACCGCTCGTCCAGGGATGCGAGGACGGTGGCGGAGGACACCTCCCACCGATCGGTCAGTGCCTTGAGGTAGGTGGTGTCGGTGGCCGGGGTTCCACCCAGCCTCCCGACGGACACCTGGCCGAGCGCGGCGGTGGCCGCGAACGCGGTCGTGATCTGTGCCGACATCCGTGCCAGGGCCCGCCGGGCCCGGGTCATCGACATCGACACGTCGGAACGCCCCAGGACGTCGCCCACGGACTTGCCAGGATTGTTCCGGACAGCCGCCAGCACCAGTGCCCGCAGAGGGCTTACGGCAGCACTGAGGGCCGCTGGGACAGGGTCCGTGGCAGCCTTGTCCGCGATGTGCAGGACCCCGCCGACACCGGACGGGTCAGGAACCGTCACCCTGACCGCCGCCGATCTTGACAAGCAGGTCGGTGGTCGCGGTCACCAGATCGAAACCCTCGGCGGTCATGCCCCAGGTCAGGGGATTCGCGGACGGGTCGGGTAGTGCTCCGGGTGCACCAGCCGCACCCTGAGCGGCTTGGGCGTTGGGGTCCTGGGTGCCCGCCGGGTTCGCTCCCTTGACGGCAGCGCGTGGGGTGAGCGGGCCCAGCGCGGACCCAGGGGGTCGCGGCGGCATGCCCGGCCCCCCGGGAGCCCCCGCGCCCATGGCCGCAGCCTGGGCCTTTTCGTCGGCCTCGCGCTTCTCGACTGCCTTCCAGTCGATCTCGAGACCCATCTCGTCTGCCTGTTCCTTCTCCATCTCCCGGAAGAACTCGTGAGTCACGTTCATGGCCTGGCCGGAGACGGCCAGCTTGCTGAACATGTCGGAGATGCGGGCCTTCTCTTCGTCGGTGAAGGTGCCCCACTGGAACTTCGGGTACTTATGGCTGCCGAAGTTCCAGTCGATGAACTTCGGGATCAGGTAGGTGTTGATGGCCGCAGCGATCTCGTCCATGATCGTCTGCAGCATCAGCATGAACAGGGCGTCCGACTGCTCCCCGAACGTCACCAGCGGGGTGTCAGCCCCGCCGCCCTGGGCGGTGTCGAAGAACGACGCGAGCACCGACTTCGACATCTGCGAGTTGTGGTGGTTGATGTACGAGAGGAAGTCGAAGCTACCCCCGGCGTTGAGGACGTCCACCTTCCACAGCGACGACGGCAGCGTGATCGACTGCGCCACCCCGAGGTCGGCCAGGGCCTGCGTGAACGACTGCCGCTGGGTATCGCTGGCACCGTCAGCGACGGTGCCGACCCGGGTGGCCACCGCCGCCCTCTGCGCCGCCAGATGCGCGACGTAGTACAGCCGGACCTTCTTGTCGTAGTGGTAGAACGCCGACTGGAAGAACGACACCCCGTAGAACGGGTTCTCTTCCTCCTGGGCGGCGTAGTAGAACGCGGTGTCCAGCGGGATGTCGACGTCGGTGGTGCGCCCGGCGAACACGGCCCGCTGGCGGAAGCCCTCGAAGCCACCGTTCGCATCGGTGAGGAACGTGATGGTCTCGGTGGGCCGGTAGGCGATCTTCTTGAGGGTGATCTTGCCCTTGAGCGGGCCGATCTTCGGCACCCAGTAGACCTGCTCGAACGCAGCGAAGCCGTCGAACAGGGCCAGCAGCATCTGCGCCATGAACCGGGGGAACGACACCGTCATCCCACCCGCCGACGGCGGCGACAGGAACATCTTCTCGATGAAGTCGGCCTCGGCCTGCCCGCCGTCTTCGGGGATGAACGTGGAGGACGCCAGCGCGGAGCGGATCGGCAGCGTGATGAGGCGATACAAGGCCCGGGCCTGGCCGTCGGTCCGGCGCATCACCGCCAACTGGGACGGCGTCGGCCCCTCGTCTATCCCGAAGGAGCGGATGACTTCGAGGGTGTGGTCGTTGCGGTAGGGGACGGCGAACGGCAGGTTCATGGGAACGCCGAACTCCACGCCCATGTCGCCGGGGCCGGGCTTCGGCTGAACCATGGGGACAACGGTCGCCATGGGTTACCTCCCTCTCGGCATACCACCGTATTCGGACAGGCCCAGCGGGATGCCCATCAGCGTGCCCATGAAGCTGATTCCGTCACTCGGATTCACCCGGGATTCGGCATGGGTCTCGAACTCCCTCTTCCCCATCCCGGGGTAGGCCGTCGGAGACCCGTCCTCTTCCCGGCCACCGGCGGCGATCGCCGTCGTCGTGGCACACGCCACGGCATCGGCCAGATCCTTGGACGCACCGGAGGCGTGGTCGATCTTCCCGTTGAACCGGCCCAGACCCTCAAGCTCGGTCAGCAGCAACTCGGAGAAGATGAACTCGAGCCGGTTGTCGTAGGCCAGGTCCCGGAGGTTCTTCCAGATCGACTCGTCCAGGTCGGTGGACACCTTGGCCGTCGGTACGCCCCAGGACGCCAACAACTGCCGGGAGTCCTCCGACTGCCAACCGTCATAGGTGACGTTGGCCATCGAGAAGCCCCGTTTCACGAGTTCCAGCGCCAGCGTCCTGCCCCACCGGATCTGGATCTCCCGGACCGGGGTGCTGCTGACGTCGGCCTCGAAGCACGTCACGAAGTCGATCTTGACGACGGGCTTGAACACCGAACGCTGGGACACGGTGCCGGTCTCGTCCTCCACGAAGACGATGTCCTCGACATAGTCGGAGACATGCGCCAGGGCCACCCCGGCCCGGTCGCCGTTCTTCGCCATGTCCAGGTGCATCACGTAGCGGGCACCCTGGATCGGCACGAACCCGGGCGCGAAGGTGAACTGGGCGTCCCAGGTCCGGATGACCTGACCCTTGAGCCCCATCTTCGACGTCAGGTCATACCGAACGGTGATCGGCTGCTCCCCCGGCAGGGCCAACGCCCGGAAGGCGTCCATGTTCTGGAAGTACGAGTCGATCGCCCGCTCCGGCAGGCACTCATACATCGCCCGGGCCATCGCCGGGTCCTTGTCGTAGTCGTCGGCAAAGACCTCCTTGCCGGGCACCCGGGGGTTGACCACCCACGTCGCATGCGGACCGGAGACGTAGTACCGGGACTTGGGCCCGTCCTTCTCGATGGCGTTCCGGCCCCGGACCCGCAACTGCTGGATGGTCGAGCCTTTGTAGCGGGGGTAGGAGATGTAGATGTTCTTGTAGGTCAACGGGAACCGGGTGCTGGCCGACGTCCGGAGCATCTTGATGACGGCGTCGGCGGAACGCGGTGACTCCCGTGCGGCCCGGCCCCGGTAGCGGTCGATCTCGGTCTTGGTCCGGAAGGCGTCGATCTCGTCGGCCACCCCCAGGATCAGGTTGAGCCCTTCCTGGGACTCGGCGTCCGAGTGGCCGGAGATGGCCTCGACGTTCTTGGCGAAGACGATCCGGTCGGCCAGCGGGGTGGCCTTGGCCCTGCCTCTCCTTTGGCCTCTGGGAGTCTCGATGACGGAGGACCGATCAGCGAACCAGCCCCGCCGGACGGCCCGCGTCATCGGGGTGAAGAACGCGGACAGCGCCTGCCCCGAGTTGGACGCGATGTTGAGCATGTGGATCGTGTCCTGGGCGGGCATCCCGAAGTAGTCCTGGGGAGACTTCATGCACAGCAGGATGTATGCGATCCGAAGGGTGGAGATCCGGGCCGAGTGGTCCTTGCCGCCGCCCTTGCCCCATTCGGCCACCAGCATGTTCCGCATCGCTACAGGTTCTGCCCAGTAGGGCTCCTGTTCGGCCATGAGGGGATAGGTCTCGGGGAAGAGGATGCGCTCAGCGTGTTGAACCAAGTCGTACTGGATGGGGGATAGCGGCGGATTGGCCAGGTACGCGGCGTCCGATACGAAGACTTCGAGCGGGACTGGGATCTCCCAGAAAACGTCGTCAAGGGAGAGCCCTTCGGGCTTCTCATCGACATCGTGGAGCCACGAATCCCTGTCAGCGGTCACGTCCCCAACTGTGACAGAGATCGGATCAGCGCGAGCTTCTGCTGCATCGGGCTTGGGGTGTCCGACGCCGCGTCGGCGGCGTCCTCGGCATCGGGACCGGCACTGTCGTCGTCGGCCGCAGACTCCAAGGTCTCGTCGTCCGGGATGGGGATCGGGATGTACATCGTGACCACCGGGGTCTCGTCCCCGAAGTCGACGTCCCCGTCGGGTTCCACGGTGTACGGCACCTGGCAGAGTTCGTTCCCGCTGGTGTCGTCCTCCGCGATGATGAGGAAGCTCGACCACATCTCCTTGATGTAGCGATACGGGACGTAGGGGATGTCGTAACCCCCGGGGGCACCCGAGTTGACGGCATCCTGTCGGATCGCGTCCCGGCGGGCGCTCTCCTGGGCGTTCCAGGCGTTCCGGACCGAGTCGACGTTGAAGTCGGGCCCGCACAACGACAGGTACTCGTAGGTGGGTCCGTACAGGCCCGACGCGGCCACCGTCGCCCGGCCCGCATGCTTGGCGGCGGTCTGGGCGTGCGACTGGGCCTTCTTCCGCTCCCAGTCCGCCACGGCCGCAGCAGCCTTGGCCCGGGTGCTGGCGTTGACCTTGCCGCTGCCGTGGGCCCACCGCTTCGCCGTGCCGACCGCGATGGCGATGGCCTGCGAGGTGGAGTGGCCAGACTTCTTGACGGCCCGGGCGATCCGGCAGATGTATTCAGGGAGCCCGCCGACATTCTGGACCCAGTTCGATCCGGGCTTCTCGTCCAGCGAGCACCCGGCGAACGCGATCACCAGCCGCCGGTCGGTCTCCGGCAGCGAGTCCAGCGGACTGAGGTCAGGCATCGACCAGACCGACTTCGACCAAGCCGTCGTAGGTCTTCGACATGATCGCCTTCCGGGTCGTGACACTGGCGACCTCGGCGTTGATGGCCGTCGTGACGATCTGCCGCATCTGCGCCACCGCCAGGTCCCGGTCGGACTTCGAGAAGGCCCTGAGCACCTTGTTGAACTCCTGGGTCATCGCCAACCAGAACGTGTTGAAGTCCTTCTGGGTGGCCGCAGAGACGAACGCATTCGGGTCCCCGGCAGGGGCGTTCTCCCGGAACCGCATGATGACGTAGTTGAACGCGATCCGCTCGATGAGCAGCACCTGGACGGTGTTCATGGGGATACCGGCGGACTCCCGGCGCATCCGGACGACGAGGCTCTCGTAGAGGGTCTTGAAGTTGTCGGGCAGCCATGCAGGGCAGGTGAACGCCTCGTCCAGATCGTCAAGCGGGGCTAGTGGCGTGGTCATCGGATGCCTCCTTGTAGACAACCGGAGGGCGGTCCGGCCGGAAGGACCGGGAGACCGTCGCCGGGAAGTCTTCGGGGCGCTGATGGGCACCGCCCCACTCACCGATGTTATTCGACCGTGACTGCTGGGGCCTTACGCATTGGAGTCCGGCGGCGGGGAAGACACGCCTGTTGATGTGCCAGTCCCACCCGCTGTCCATGGCACCGCCACTCGAGTAGTCCTTGTCCCAGGTGTCCCGCATGACGGCGTACCAGCGGTCCGGCCACGTCCCCCAGACATGCGCGGAGAAGAACCCGTCGCCGCCGGTCTCCACGACGTCGGCCAGGGCCGGATCGGGCTCCGACTGCGACCAGGAGCACACGGCACCGACCCTGGCGTCGGCGTAGACCACCGACGCCCAGTCGAAGTACTCGAGGACGTCCTCCGACACCACCACGTCGTCCTCGGCATACACGACGAAGTCGGCCTGGTTGTGCCGGAAGGCCCACTCCACGGCCTCCCACGGGTTCACCAGCGGGCCGTAGACGGTCGGGTTGACGATGATCTCCGCGTCCAGGCTGGTGTCGGTCAGGAAGTCGTGGATCACGTCCAGCACCGACGACAGGTGGTCGGACGGCTCGATCTGGAACTGCCAGTGCCAGTCCGAGATGCCCCGGACGTTCTTCCACGAGTCGAGCACGGGCCGCAGGTAGTAGGGCCGATGGAACGCCGTCATGGCGATACAGCGGGTCACAGTGCCGCGCCTTCCAAGGAGCGCTGGTAGCCGGGCAGCCAGTTGTCCCGGTACCACTCCACCGTCCAGTCCGTGCCTTCCTCGAGGCTCACGAAGTCCTCGGAGCGGATCGACAGGTAGTCCAGCGTGCTGGTGTCGGCCAACACCACAGCGTGCTCGGGCTCGCCGGGCCGCATCGGCAGGTGCGTGACCTTCGACTTGGAGTCGGCCGAATCAAGGACGAACTCCGCGATCTCCTTGACCGTCGTCCGGCGTCCGGTCCCGGCCTCCAACGTGATGGGGGCGGGACCCTCTTCGATCGTGTACTTGAGCGTGGTCACCAGCACATGCACGATGTCCCCGACGTAGATCATGTCCATGATCTGCTCGCCGTCGCCGTACACCTCGATGTCCTCCCCGAGCAGCGCCCGGCAGACGAACGACGGCGTGATCTTCCTGACCTTGGAGCTTCCGAACGGCGCGGCGATGGACTGACCGGGGCCGTAGGCGTTGAAGCACCGGACCACCGACACGGGCAGCTTCCGCTCGTCCCGATACATCGCACAGAACCGCTCGACCGTCGTCTTGGTGATCGAGTAGGTGTTGTTCATCCAGTGGTTGCCGACCCCGGTGAACACCCCGGGCACCTTGTAGTGCGCGGCGGCTTCCAGGACGTTGAGCGCCCCGAGGATGTTGATCTCGACCGCCGGGATCGGCTGGTTGATGGTCTCCTGCGTGCCGAGCACCCCGGCCAGATGGATGAACCCGTCGACGTGGGCCATGGCCTCGTGCACCGCACTGGCGTCCCGGGTGTCCCCGAGGAAGAGTTCGGCCCCCGGGATCGGCGGGTTCCCGTGCCAGTCCAGGACAGCTACGTCGTGGCCTTCGAGTAACAGCCGACTGACGGTGTGCCGCCCGATGAACCCATTGCCGCCGGTCACCAGCACCGTCATGTGAGAGCCGCCCTCATCTGTTCCAGGGTCACCTGCCGTGGGATCGCGGCGGGGGTCGCATCTCTCTTCGGAGTTGCCGTGCCGATCGCTCGGGACAGGGTCTCGGTCATCAACGCGACAACGATATCCAGCATCGACCGGGGGTCCTCGACGCCCCGGATCTGGGTCTTGAGGGCCCAGATCAACTGCATCGCGGCGAGCACCCGATCGGGCGGGATCATCTTGGCCAACTCGACCCGTGCGGCCAGGGACGCGGACTGCCGATGCAGCGTCCCGCCACCGATCAGCACCAGCAGGTCCCGCAGACACTCCCCGAGCTTGGAGGACACCTCCGTGGCGTCCCCGGTCCGGGACAACTGTTTGTCGACCAACTCCGCTGCCAGCGGCATGCTGCCCGAGTACATCGCCTTGAGGATCGCGGGGGCGGAGTCGTAGTCGCCGGTGATCTCGAGGAAGGCGTCCAGCGTCGTCACGTCAGCGAGGTACGCCTGATTCAGCGACATGACGGCGTCCCGCATGGACCCGAGCGCCCGGTCCGCGATGGACTCGATCAGGTCGGTCTCCGCCGGGAATCCCTCGTTGGCGGCGATCTTGGCCAGTCGCTCCACGATCACCGGGGACGGGATACGCCGGAACTCGAACTTCATACACCTGGACAGGATCGTGTCGGGGATCTTCGAGGGCTCCGTCGTCAGCAGGATGAACATCGTCTGCGCCGGGGGTTCCTCGACCAGCTTGAGCAGGGCGTTCCACCCGGCCGGGGAGATCGACTGTGCTTCGTCCAGCAGGAAGATCCGGAAGGCGGCGGTCGCGGCGTATGCCGCCATGTCCCGCAACTTCCGGATGTTCTCCACCCCGTTGTTCGAGGCGGCGTCCACCTCGATGACGTCGCTGGATATGCCGTCCCGGACCGCCAGGCATGACGGGCACTGCAGGCACGGCCGGAACTCGCTACTGCTGCAGTTCAGGGCCGCTCCGAAGATCCGGGCCGTGGACGTCTTGCCCGAGCCCCGCACCCCGGCGAACACCAGGGCAGCAGGGATCTGGCCCCTTGTGATGAGTGCCTGCAGGACCACCGGTGTCGTGCCCTGACCCTGCACATCGGCCAACGTCATGGGGCGGTACTTGAGGGACCAGAGTTCACTCACTACGCCGAACCGTCAGGGTCAGGGGCACGAGTGCGGCCTGCTTCTGCCGGTAGGTCAACTGAGCCTCTACCGGAGCACTCGCCGCACGACGGACGGGCTCCGGGACTCCAAGACCGCAGGAGTCATCGGGGACGTCCTCGACCTGCTCCCAACCGAACTCACTGCCACACACCACGCACGAGTAGTAGCGGTGCATCCCGTCACGCTCCGGCTCAGCGACGCCAGGGCACTCGGGATCGAAACAAGGGACCAATCTGTCCCGGTATACGCCTTCCGGCTCCATGCAAACCACCCCACTGGGAGACCCTACGGCACTAGGCGGCTACCGACGGAACGGTGACTATCGCCCAGCCTTCAAGGTAGGGCTCGCTCACGAACCCGGTGAGTCCGTAGTCCGAGACGAACGCAACAGCATCGTCCAAACGGTCATTCGACACGAGGAAGGCACCACCGTTGTTCCGGTGGGCGGACAGCCACATCCGGGCACGGTTGAAGTCCATCTTGGCCAGGTGCGGCGACGCGGCCTTGGAGAACGGGAAGAGGATCGCTGTGGGTTCCATGCCAGTGATACGGAGATGATCTCCGCTAGTCCGAGACAGTCGCCACCGCAACGGAATCCGCACACTGAGGGCACAGTTCGCCGTGGAATGGACGGTCGGTCAGGGTGGTGGGGATCTGATTCCCGCACACCTGGCAGTTCGGCCGGAACCAGTCCAGTTGCTCCCCGTCCACCCCGAGGAAGATCCCCAGCCGGACGGCGGGCTTGGCCGTGGCCTCGATCATCGACGGCTTGCCGGTCAGCACCTGATGGATGTTGTAGGGCGTCGGCCGTCCCCGGAGCAGCATCTTGAGCAGCAGCCGGGAGCCCTCGGCCTTGAGCCACATGCCGTCCACGTAGTCCTTCGCGTTGACTTCCTCCGCAGCGGCCCCGAAGTACCCGGACGGGTTCCGTAGGACCATACGGACGCTCTCAGATGCCTCCCAGTGGTCCAAGTGCGTCCGTATGGCGGTGTAGTCATCGGCAACCTCTAGCTCGTAGAGCGAGAGGTCGATGTCGCTGGTGATGGTCTTGCCGTACGGAGGCAGGATCGCGTAGTCGTCGGGCAGCGTCGACAGAGTCAGCCACTTGGCCAACTCATCAGACATACATGAGATGTATGTCTCGGCGTCCCCGGGGCCGAGCCGGTCGGTCATGCCGAACTCGACGTAGTCCACCCCGGACGTCCAGTCCTTGAGCACGATCACGTCGGAGGCGAACCGGATGGTCCGCTTGGCGATCGTGTACGGCGTCCCCAGCTTGGTCGCGGCCCGGAACGCGGCACGCCGGACGGCGAAGCGCCAGTGGTCGTTCTCCACGAGCCGGGTGTCGTCGGGCTTGATGAGCTTCGCCCGGATCTTGCAGGCCACGGTGGACTGGTCGATGGGCTTGATCTTGTCCAGGTCGACGTCGTCGGACCTCCCGGCCACCACGTAGGCCCGGCGGATCTTGAGGTCGTCGGCGGAGCACACCCCACACGACCGGCCCATGCAGGCTTCGTCGCACCGCTGCAGCCACTCGTTGCCCATGTACCCGGGTTCGAGGGTGGCCTCATACGAGATGGAATCGGTCTGCTCCGCGAACTCCCGCATCGACACGAACGTCCGCCACAGCAGGTCGATGGACACGCCCTGGTCGATGAACTCCCAACCGAACATGTCGATCAGCGTTCGCTCATCGAAGCAGTCATCGAAGCCGTTGAGGAAGCCGAACTCGACCAGCTTCTCGGTCAGCTTCTCCTTGGCGTCCCGGGGCACCCCGCCCCAGCACGCCTGCTGAATGTCCTCGAGCCAGGAGGTGATGGCGTCCCCGACCTCCCGGGAGGCCCGCTGGCACAACTGGAAGAACGCCGTCTTGTTGGGCTCGGCCTTGGCCCCGACCTTGTACTCGACGCCGATCTTCCGGAACTCTTCCCACACGTCCAGTAGTTCCTTGCTGACCTTCGGGGTGGGTGCGAACCACTGGAACGGGGTCCCGGCCTCGATCAGCAGCGGCGTCCAGGAGAACTGGATACGGACGTTCGGCACCCCGGAGTTGTCCCGCACCGCCGCCAGGGCGTAGCCCAGCTTGACGATCTTCATCACGTCACCGGCGTCCTCGCCGGGCAGGTCGGAGATCATAAACAGCTTGAACTTCTTGATCCCCGCAGTGATCCCCTTCTGGACCGCCTCCACCACGGCGGCATCGGTCAGGCCCTTGCCGACAAGGTCCCGCATCCGCTGGGAGTTGCCCTCGAGCCCCAGGGTGACATCGTCCAGGCCGGACCCGACCTGCAGCGTGATGTAGGCGTCGTCGGCGGTGAAGTCGTCCACCCGCATCGCCAGGGAGTCGACCTCGTCGGAGACGTTCTGGACCAGGGATGCGACGAGTTGCTTCTTCTGGGTGTGCATCGGGGTATCCGGGGCGAACGGCGACAGCCGGGACGCCCCCATGTTGTCCCGCACCCCGAGCGCCATGTCGGTGACGTACTTGACCGACCGCTGCCGATAAGGCTTCTGGCGGTAGGTCAGGGCACAGAACGAGCACCACGCCGGGCAGCCCCGGCCGACCTCGAGATCGCCCGCACCCATGCTCACATTCGCATACAGCAACGGCGGGTCATCGAGCGGCGGTATCGCGTCCAGATCATGCACGAATCGTTTGACGAAAGGCATCGCCATGCCCGACAGGACTGCTCGATAGCCGACAACCTGCTTGGAGGGGTGCTCCAATCCTCGGTCGATGTAGGCATATTCGACGTCTACGAAGCGGGGGAAGTAGAGGAAGTTGAACTCGCGTGCGAGAGCTTCGTAACAGGCCACACGGTCAGCAGTCCACAATCCGGAGGACTTGAAGGCGGTAATACGGTCGAGAACTGCGCGTAATCCAGGATTCCCAGGCTCATCCTCGCACTCACCGAGGAAGATGACGTCCGCGATCCCGGCGACACTTTCCGGATTGGCATAGATCTGGCCTCCGATCATCACCATGGGGAAGGCTTCGGGGGTCTGTTCCCTGACCTTCCGGGAACCCGGGATTCCCGATACTCCGAGCAGCTTGTGAAAGCTCATTATCAGCACCGAATAGCTGATCGACGTCGACACCACATCGAAGTCCATCGCAGCATGCTTGGACTCGATTCCGAACATCGGAATGGCGTTGGACTCGAACAGCTTGAGGTCCCGGGGCGTGGCCGGGAGGTAGTACCGGTCCGCGAGCAGCCCGTCCCCGAGGTTGACCGTCTTGTACACGGCAGGGATCGACTGGTTGCCCGCCGCCGCGTTGTACGGCCACGACGCCGTGATGAGCAGCCGGGTCGGGTTGTCGTCCCACGGCTTGGCCCACGCATTGGGCTCGGTGCCTAGGTACTGGGTCGGGCCGTCGAACCGATGCTGATTGGCGTCGAACCACTCGGTGATCTGCTGGGGCGTGCGCTGGGTCATGGCTGCCTCCCTCCGCTCATCGTACGGACGGTCAGGCTTCCTTCGTTACCTGAGTGCGGCCCTGTGCGTCGAGCTTGAACCGGTAGACACGGTCGGCCACATCCCCGAAGGCGTCCGAGTGCGTAATCATCAGGATCTGTGCGTCCGTCTTGTCCACGATCGAGCGGAGGAACTCGGCCAGTCGTGGTTCATATTCGGCGGACACCTGGGCGGCGAACTCATCCAGCACCAGGAACTTCCGGGCCCCGGGCGTCAGCATCACCAGCGTGAACCGGAGCAGGAACCCGACCACGGCCGCAACGCCGCCCCCACGCGCGTCCATCACGGGGGTATCGAGGATCGACCCGTCCGGGAACGTCGTCCTGACGATGAAGTCGATCTGAGCGGCATTCGAGCGCACCGACGACACGAGGTGGAAGGACAACTCATCCCCGAACACCAACTGCAGCCCCTGGGTGACGATGCCCTCGATCTGCTGCTGCACAGCGTTCTGCCGCTCGTCACCGATGGTGTTGAGCAGCCCGGCTGCCTGGGTGTGCAACTCGATCCCGGCCTTGAGGGTGGCGACCTCGGCGGTCAGCGCGGCGACGCTGTCGGTCGCCACCTTCCGCTGCATCACCTTCCAGTCGACGTCCCGTCGCCGTTGGGTGACGGTGTACTGGATCTGCTCGAGGGTGCTGGTCATACGAGATCACCAACGGTCCGCATGCCGCCCTGGCTGCCGTTGCTGTTGCCGATCCGGTAGGCAGCCTCCACCAGCGGGCGCTGTTCGCCGTCGTTGTCGTAGTCGGCCAGGTATTGGATGTGCCCCTCCCAGGAGTCACCGGCCCGGACCCGCTCCGACATGTCGAGCAAGATGTCGGCCAGTTGCTCGTAGGGGAGGTGGACGGGCTTCATACCTCGACCCGCATCTGCTGGATGAGGCCGGTGAACCCGGCCTTGGAGTCCTCGAGCAGCAGGGGGCGCTTGGCCGTCTTGGTGTCGTCCCCGATCAGGAACTTGAGCACCTTGGCCTCCGACGACGCCACCATGTCGGAGAGGAACCCGTAGTTGACGACGAGGCTCCGGGGCGACCCGGTCCAGCCCACGGTGACGGAGTACTCGGCCCGCTCCCCCTCCTTGTTCTTCGATCGGAGGGTCAGCGTCGTGCCGGAGATGTCGAGCTTGATCGCGGAGGTGTCCGTGTCGGCGGTCACCGTCACCAGGGAGATCGCTCTGGCCAGGTCATCACGGTCCACGGTCATCTGGTGATGGTTCTCGGTGCGCGCCGGGACCAGCAGCAGCGACTCGACGTCCGGGTACTTGGCCGTCACCTTCGACGCCAGGAAGATGAACGTGCCCAGCCGGAACACGAGGTGGTTCTTGGTCTCACCGACCTGCACCGTCTTGAGCGAGTCGTCCCGCAACAGGGCCGGGAGCCGCTTCGAGTCCAGCGCCTTGATCGGGATCTGCAGGGACACCGGGAAGTCGTCACCGAGCACGAACTGATGCAGCCGTGCGTTGTCGCAAGCCGTCATCCGGCCGTCGGCCACGCTGACCATCATCAGGTTCGCACGGGTCACCTCCTGCGAGGCAGCCCGATACACCGAGTCGACCCCGGCGAGGAACTTCTCCCGGTCGATGGCGGACATCGAGACGTCGGACAGGTCGGGGAACACCGGGAAGTCGTCGTTGGCGTAGAGCGCCAGGTCAACGTTGCCCGTCCCGCTGGACACCCGGGCCCGGCCACCGCCGACATCGACGGAGATCGTCTCGCCGGTCAGCTTGTCCAGTGCGGCCATCAGCGTCCGGGCCGTGACGTAGAACGTCCCCGGCCGGTCGACGTCGACCAGCGTCGTCGTGCCGACGGCGGAGAGTTCGAGGTCGGTGCCCGAGATCGTCAGCCCGCCGGGGCCCGCCACGATCTTGAACTGCCGGAGCACGTTGAGCGCCACCTGCGTGGTCGGCACCACCGAGTACACCCGGCGGAGCACCAACGAGAAGACGTTGTGCTTGATCGTGAACGCTGCCCCGAGCGCCGTGTCGGGCACGGCGTCGACAACCTGGGTCATCCGGAACCAACTTCCTCTTCGATAGCGGTCAGCAGTTCGGTCAACTGCGCCCGGAGACTAACGGCCAACGCCACCCCGGCCTCGATCCCGTCGACCCCGAACTGCTCGGAGAGCTTGGCCAGCAGCGCGGTGCGCTGGGCCTCCAACGTCTCCAACTTCGTCTCGTAGGCGATCACGTTCCGGTCCAACCGCGCCTTGTGCGTTTGGAGGGTGTTGTACCGCGTGGTGATCTCAGCGAGATCCAGGGCGGGGGCTGTAGGCATTGTCACGACTCCTGATACGGACCAGGGGGACCCCACGACAAGCGGTGGGTGCCGGGGACCGGCCGGAACCGGGGGCAGGCGTCCTGCACCGAGCAGGAGTAACACTCGTTGGTCGACTCGACGTAGGGGAAGTCACCCAGCCACAGCGAGTGTGCGTAGCGGATCAGCCGGGCGAACAACTGTGCCTCCGAGTCGACGTCGGCCTTGGCCGCGACGTAGGGAGGGTCGATCAGCGGCTGCAGCAGCGCGGCGATCACGGTCTCCCCGCCGAACATCGCCCGGCGGGCGATCGAGTAGAACGTCAACTGCTGGATCGTCTTGCGCCAGTAGTCCTTGTTCGCCGTGAACTTGAGGTCGTAGATCCCCCACTGCTCGGGTTGGTACCGGACCAGCAGGTCCATCTCACCGACCAGCGTCACGACGGCGTTGGAGCCGTCAGGTGCGGGCAGCCCCACGTTGACCCGGAAGTTGTGGGCGGGCTCGAACTCGAACGGCAGCACGAGCTTGTCGAGCAGCGGTTCGAGGTTGGTCAGCAACCGGCCGCACGTCTCGATGATCTGTGCCCGGTCGTCGGCGTGCCGCCACCGGACGATCCCGTCGCTGGTTTCGAGTGCGGTCTTCTCTTCCCGGTCCAGGACCGCCTCCACGCACTCGACCATGCCACCGGGCTTCCGGTCGTCGTCGGTCAGCCAGGCCCGCATCGCCCGGTCCACGACGGTGCCGGGGAAGAACACCCGGATGTCCCGGAGCTTGGGGCCCTTCTTCTCCCGGACGAGCTTCACCCGCATGTGGCAGTCCTCCCAGTTGCGGAACTGGGACCAGGACAGGAAGAGATGCGGGTAGCCCATCAGGCGACGTTAGCCAGCAGGTCACGGACCAGGGCGGCGAGTTGCGGGGTGACGCCGTCCCGTTGGCCGACCTCTTCCATCACGGACTCGATGGACGTGATGGCGATGGTCGAGTTGCCGACGTTGGCCAGGAAGTCATCGAACGCGCCGGTGGCGTCCTTGGCCTCCATGATCTCGGCCAGCCGGAACACCTCAGAGGCGGGCTTGGCGTTGAGCGGGATCGGCGTGAACCCGGTGCTGGCGGACCAGGAGCACACCGACACCTGCCGGGTCAGGTCGTACTCATGGAGCGACCCCCGGGAGAGCGCACCGACGTTGGCGAACGTCACCCCACCGTCCGTGTAGACGCCGTGGGCCTCGTGGATGTGCCCGTAGTAGACGTTGCCCTTGCCGCCCATCGCGGCAGCCCAGTCGGCAGCCGGGGTGTACTCGAACACCGTCGGGGCCATCGACACCGGGAAGATCGGGGCGTGCGTCACGACGAGACACCCGGACTCGTCCCACGGGCTGACCGGCCACTCGGCCAGGGCGTTGGGCAGGTTGGCCCAGTCCTGCTGCCACGGCACCCCGTAGAGGTACGGGACGTATGGGCTCCATCCGATCAGCGGACGTGCAGCCCCGGACCGAAACAGCACCCCGAGCGGCTGCGTCTCGAGCACGGACTCGAGTCGGTCGTTCTGCACGTCGTGGTTGCCGGGGACGATGAACGGCGGCACCGGGTAGGCGTTGCAGAGTTCGAGGGTCCGCTGGATCGTCCGGTGCGACGTCCGGGACGGGGCCTTGTGGTGGAAGATGTCGCCCGCCCACACGACGGCTTCGTAGGCGTCGGACAGGACAACGGTCTGTTCGAGCAGGTCGAACAGGTCGTCCAGGTAGGAGTCCGTGCACGACGACGGCGGTCTGTCACTGAGGTGAAGATCACCTATTAGAAGCACGCTCATGCGACACGCTCCGGGTGCTGGTGTTGAGGGTCCGCACCACACGTGGGGCAGATGCCTTGGATGGCGTGGTAGTCGGCGGTCGCGGTGACCAGCAGGGCGTCGACCCGGGTCAGTAGCCCACGGTCGGCCTCGAGGTTCCTGGCGACGACGACGATGTCCGTGTCCAGGACAGCCAGGACATCCAGCCGTGTCTGCAGGTCCGTCAGCGAGGCGTACAGCGCCGTGGCGCGGTCCTGTCGGGCCGGGTCCAGCCGTGTGGGAGGGACCAGCGCGGCGACGGCTTCGGAGGCGTTCTTGACGCCCAGCAGGAGCCCGGTGAGAACACCGAGCCTGGACTGCACCCCTGACGCAGTCAGGACGTTGGCTTCGATGGACTCCTGCCGGGCCACCTCATCATCCAGGGTGGCGAATGCTTCGAGCGCCGCCTCGGCCTTGGCGAGATCCGCCGTCCGTGTCGCCAGCACCCCGGACTTCGACAGCTTGATCCGGTTGGCCTCCCGTGCGGCCCCGTAGATCACGGAGACGTTGGTGAGTTCGCCCAGCACCCGGGCTACAGCGGCCCCTGAGTCGTCCAGCAGGTAGGGGCGGTCGAACTGTCCCGCCAGGTGCAGGTCGGGCCCTGGCGGCATCCCCAGGGCCTGCGTGACGGCCTCGGGGACGTTGACACCGAGCTTGGTGAACGTGGTGGAGCCGACGGTGTAACTGCTGGCGGTCTTGGTCTTGGTGAACCTGACCGGAGGTCCGTCGTCGGTCTGCACGGACACGTCCAGGGCCTTCTTGCCCCGCTGGATCGCGGCCGGGCCCCTGACGTTGGAGGTGACACCCCGGATCGCCCGGACCAGTGCCGACTTGCCTGACGAGGATGCGCCGACCACGACGGTCAACTTCCCCAACTCGAGGTCGACGTCATCGAGCGACTGGAAGCCCTCGGTGTGCACGTTGGTAATCACGTGCGGTGCCGGGAATCGAACCCGAACGGTACGAACAGGAGCCAACCCACGTACCACCTACGTGGAGCATGCTCCACGCCACCGCTTCCACTCTTCCGTGAGGCCGGACAGTCACACGGGGAGCTTTGGTGCCGGACCGGCGGTAGCCCTTTGGGCCTACGCGCCTGGAATGGCCGGTCCGGCGTTACTGATACGGATCAGGCTTCCGACCAGGACATCCACCCCGGGTACGGAGCCTCGAATGAGGCCCCGCACCCCGGGCAGGTGAACGTGGCGACTGGTGTCTCCACGATCTGTTGGATGTCGATCGAGTCGTCGGTCCAGATTCCGTCGAACGTCGTCCCGCATTCCGGGCAGTCGACGTAGGCCGTGAGTTGGATCATGCAGACTCGGCCTTGAGGGTGTCGGCGTACTTGACGTCCAACTCCCGGTCCCAGCCCTCTTCGAGCTTCCGCCACGCCTTCGACGTCCGGGACGGCAACTCCGGGAACTCCTGCCACAAGGCGAAGTACTCGGCGTTGCTCAGCTTGTCCAGCAGCCCCTGCGGGACCGTCAGGCCGTCGGACAGTTGCATCGCCATGAAGCCGATGACCGTGTCCGGGTTGTCGATGTCCGGCAAGGACGACACGAGGTCGGCCTCGAACGCCTTGTCCTCAACGATCCCGAGGAACTCGTCAGAGGATGACCAGTCCGTGGACTCGAGGTGCGACTCGGGCAGTTCCTCCGCCAGCGCCGAGTCCAGCGAACGGCGCGGCTCGAACGTCCCGGTCGACGGCCGAGCCCAGGCGTAACCCTTTCCGGTGGCCGGGGTCGAGCGGTAGTTGGTCCAGGACGGGAGTCCCTGCCACGGCTGATTGAGGCGGCACACGCTGCCCCAGATCGAGTTCAGAACCGAGTGGTAGGTGGAGTTGTCGGAGTAGCGCTCGGCGGTCGGCTTGAACTTCTCGTAGTCCACCGTGAGCATCAGCTTGGCCACACCAGCCGCCAGGTCCTCGGGCGTGCAGTACGCCCTGAAGTTGTAGTCGAACGTCGGCGTGGCGATGATCTCGCCCACCGTGCCCGGGGCCATGAACTCGTCACGGAAACGAGTCAGGTCGACCTCACGACGGGTCCTGATCTGGATGGTCCGGAGGTCGCCCTCGGGAACAGTTGCGGGTGGCCGAATACTCGGCATGATGAGGCCGAAAGGAGCGAAGATCCACATTTTGGGTGCCTCCTGATGAGTGGTTGTGTGTCCCTACATCTCCTACTTTACACGGTTGGGAGACAGTTGTCAACTGCTGAGTTCGGGGTGCCGGACCCGAGCATGAACTTTGGGTCTGTGGGGCTTCAATGGCGGGCCCGGCTACTGGTGATACGGACAACTCCCGACGGTCGGGTGTCCTTTGGAGGACGGCTATGGAATGGACCGCCGGGAGTTGGGTTCCGAGGGGCACTGGACCTTTGGGTATCGGATGGGCAATGGCCCCTCGGAAGATCAGACCGGCATGAGCCGGTGGCATGCGTCGCAGCGGTGCGTCGCGGCGTAGGGCAGCGTCCCGCCAGCCCGCAGCAGTGCGTCGATCTGTCCGTCCGTGGCGTCTTCCTTGTTGGCTTCAGCCGTGACCGCAGCCAGGATGCTGTACATCGACAGATCCGGTGACTCGGCCATCGACGTGATGATGCCCTCCCGCTGACGAAGGGGAATCTGGTACTCGCGGAACACATCTCGCAGCGTGTTGGCGACGTCGCCCTCCACCGTGACGCCGGTCAGTTCCTGCACGGCGTCCAGCGAACCCTCGAGCCCACCGAGCACGTCATCGACCACGTTCGCGGCCCATTCGTACATCTCTTCAGGGCTGTGGGCACCCTTCCGGGACCACAGGCCGGTCTTCGTGTGCTGGTCGGTCATCCCGTTGGTGCAGACCCATGCGAAGAGGTAGCCCTCGAGGGAGGTCGACGTGGCCCCGGTGAGGGAGTTGTTGATCTGCAGGCCGACTGACCAGTCGTCCTTCGGGCGGGAGGACTTGATGGTCCGTGCGACCTCGGGAATGACGAGCCTGACGGCAGTCTCGTTGATGTCGTGTGTGACTTTGTAGTCCACGAGGACGTCGTGAGGCTTGATGCCGTACTTCGTGGCGATCCCGTCCAGCGCCCGTTCGAGCAACTCGAAGTTCGAGTAGACCTGGATGCTGGGGCGGACGAACGCGGCCACCTGGGCGTCGTCGCCGTCCCCGGTCACGAGCGCCTTGATCGACTTATCGGCACCGAGCCCCTGGCCCTTCCCCATCCAATAGTTGAGGTGCGGCTCGATCAGATTCGCCGGGGTCCGGAGCGCGTAGCCCTTCGGGATGCCGCAGATCGAGGTCGCCCGGAGCAGCGCGTCCTTCGTCAAGCCGAACGTCTCGGGGCCGAACTTGACGGTGGCGTCGACCGGGTCGGACCCGAACTTGCCGTCCAGGTTCGCCTGCCAGTGCTCCCCGAGGTGGAACGCCACCGAACTCCCGACCGGAAATGCGTACTCACTGATCGGCTCCGTCTTGCTGAACAGGGTGTTCAGGTCCTCGATGGTGCCGAGCTTGTCCCGCAGGTCTGCGGCCACGAGCTTCTTCACAGGTCTTCTCCACTCTCGTCGTCCGGCAGCGGGGTGCTGTCGTCCACTGCAAGTGATACGGGTGAGATCGTCAGAACCTCAGCGGCCCTGGCCACGACCTTGTCGGTCCAGTCCGGATGCTCGTCCAGGAACGTCACGAGGGCCCTCTCACCCAACAGATACGGCCGGTGGGACCCGGTGGCCTGCAGCGGCATGTCGGGGTGCACGAGTTCGGGGGCCTTGTCGAAGTAGAGGTAGCCCGACTTGCCCGCGACGACGATCTTCTGGGCGACCAGGATCGCCATCCCGGTCCAGCCGTTATCGAATCCGGTTCCGAACCGGACCCGGGCATGCGCCTGCCGGAACGGCGGGGCCACTTTGTTCTTCACAACTTTTATCAGCACGTCGGTCGACGTGGTCTGCGACAGTTCCTGCCGGGTCAGCGGGTCGAGGACGGTCTCCTTGTTCTGGCCGACCTGCCGGTACTCGAGCCGGAGGCTGGCGTGGTACTTCAGTGCTCGGCCACCGGGGGTCGTGGTGATCGGCGGGGCTCCGGGCCGGGCACCCATCGAGATCTTCTCGGCCAGGTGGTTGAGGAAGATCGCGGCGCAGCGGGTGTCGTAGAGCAGCGGATTGAGGGCCGAGCAGAGTTGCGCTATCAGGGCGGCGGTCCGCATCGCCACGGCACCCGCACCGATGTCGGCTTCGAGCAGGATCTCCGACACCATCGCGGCGACCGAATCGAAGATCACCAGCCGGATGTCGCCGGTCTCGATCAGGGTCCGGGCAACGCTGGCACCCTCTTCAAGCGACCCGGGCTGGGCGAACAGGAAGGACTCGTCGGCAATGTCCAGCCCCAACGCGGAGGCGTAGGTCGGGTCCAGGGCGTGCTCGTAGTCGAGATACAGGATTCGGTCAGATGCCTTGACGCCCAAGGCATCTGACCCTCCGGACTTGATGATTCGCTGCAGGATCGACGCGGTCTGCAGTGCGGTGGTGGTCTTCCCCGACGACGGGAGCCCGTACAACTCGGTCATCCGCCCCAGGGGGATGCCGTTGACGCCGGTGATGGCGTCGATGGCGAGGTTCCCGGTGCTGATCGCGGCGACCGGGTCGGCCACGGCGGCGAGGCTGCCGATCGAGAGATGGTGCTTCTTCTGGATCGAGGCCAGGGCAGCGGCCAGGGTCGGCGGACCCTTCTTCTCGGTCTTCGCTCCGGTCACGGGGCTTCGATCCCTCTCGCCTTGTCCAACGCATACACCGCAAGTGCGAACGCCTGCCACGTGTCGGCGGCGAACCCGTGGAAGAACCCGGGGTGCGCCTTGGTGCCCTTCCCGTGGTTGCCGGTGCCGTAGGAGAACCGATCCACGAGCGCCCGACGCACGGTCGCGTCGTTCGCCTTCTGCGAGTGGCAGTGGTGGGACCGTACCGGCTGCCGGGGGACCAGGGCCGGGGTGATGTCGGCGTCCTCGAGCCGCTGGAAGAACCTACCGATCCAGACGCAGGTGTCGAACACCTCCCGGCCCACGGGCATCCCGTAGCTGGCGACCATCTCGATCACCGTCGGCCCGTACAGGGCCCCGCCCAGCAGATTCAGGAGTTCGTGGTTGGGGACCTTGCCGAACAGCATCGGCCGGTAGTCCTCACCGATGCTGACGTACGCGGACAAGGCACTGCCAGGATCGACCGCCACAATCACGGGGTCGATCCTGGCAGCACCAGGCCGGGTCACTGCTGGTTGAGCAGCGCTGCCAGATCCGCCATGCCGACCTCGGCTGCCGGAGCCGCCGGGGCGGGTGCCTGGGCCGCTACGGCCCCGTTGGTCACCGGAACGCTGCCCAACAGGGATGCCAGGTCGGGAGCAGGTGCGGCAAGAGCCGTCGCGGCTATCGGGGGCAGCAGGCCCACCAAGTCGGGAGCCGACGCCGCTGGCGCGGCCGGGGCGGGCGGAGCGAACATCGAGAAGTCCAGCGTGCCGGTGCCCGAAGGGGCCGCAGGAGGCGCTACGGGTGCCGTGGGGGCAGTCGGAGCAGCACCTCCGGGCAGCAGGTCATTCAGGGCTGCCGTGACGGTCTGGGCCGTCTGAGCCTGTCCGAACCCACCGTCGGTGGGGGCACCCGGACGGGCGGTGCCGTTGGCGACGGCCCACTTTTCGAGGACCCGCTGGACGTCGGTCTCCATGAACCTCGGCTCGACCTTCCGGCCGATGGCCTCGACCAGCGTCTCGTCGGGGGTCCGGTACTGCCAGACCTGGCCGGTGACCTGCTGACGCTGCTGGGTGGTCATCCACTCAGCGGTCATCGCCATGGCGATCTCGAACTTCTGGTAGCCGACGTTGGTGCACGGCCCCAGGAGCAGGTCGTGCTGGTGCATCTTCTGGCCGACCTTGTCGAGTTCCTCGGACATGGCCTTGAGCTTTCGCATGACCCCCTTGCCGAACGCCCAGACCTCGACGCTGACCTGGTAGGGCTCGATGACGTTGAACCCGCCACGGATGTTGTAGCGGATGACGTTCATCGCCCACCGGGGAGCCGCCGCCCGGAACTCGCTGGGGTGCCGGGCCGCTTCGGAGCAGGCCGGGCAGCGCTCGGTGTCCAGTTGGCCAGCGGCCAGCAACTCTTCCCGACCCAGGCACAGCGGGCTGCCGATGAACTCCATGTCCATCACCCGGACGGTCGAGTTGTCCCGGGTCTTCTCGTCCTTGTAGAGCACCTGGCCGTTGAGCAGTCGCGGGGCCTCGAGCCGATGCGACCATGCCTCGTAGGGCGCTTCCAGACAGACGATCCTTGCGGAGTCACCGTTCTGCAGCTTGAGCTTGGGGAAGTCCGCTCCACCGACTCCGGTGGCCGCTTCCGAGAACGTCGTTCTACCCATGTCCGTTGTCCTTGTCCGTTGGGGTCCGACCCCTATGCCGGGGCCTTGTGCCACATGATACGGACGAGCAACGACATTCCGGGATCAGGCTGTGCGGGCCTATTCACCTGGGGTTTCTGGGGGCTGGGACTCCGAGACCGCCGACCCGTTCTTGAGACCGGGGAAGGTGTTGGCACTGATCGCCTGAGTGATGCCCAGCGGCTTCCAGATCGCTTGGTAGGCGATCTGCTGCAGGGTGGCGATGACGGCGAACGCGGCGACCCAGTCGTCAATCTTCTTGGGGTGCCCGACGACGAAGACGAGCACGAGGGTGATGACCAGAGCGATGGCCTGAGAGATCCACATCTTGGTGGAGTCCGACCACTTGGCTGCCTGGAACACCGCCGTCAGCAGGGGTGCCAACACCCCGGCCACGCCCGCGATGACGATGGTCAACGTGGCGATGTTGTAGACGACCGTGTTCTCTTCGGCAAGCGCCGCGAGAGCCAACATGGTGACCTCCGTAGTCAGCAGCCCTACCGAGATCTTCGGACGTCAGATCACAACAGAATCGGTGTCACGCCAGTTCGACTGGTCGGGAGCATCGTCAGTGAGGTCAACCCTACGTCGTGCCCGGATCGACTCCTGGATCATCTGGGCGTGCAGCGCACGGTGCACGAGTTGCAGTTCGATGAACGTCCGGCCCGCTATGACCTCCATGGGCTCCCCGTGGGCGTACTGCAGGTGCGGAATGATCGCCTGGTCCTGCACCGTCCCCATGTGCTCATGCGGGTAGGGGCTCCGCCCGGCCCGCTCGGCCTTGAGCCGTTCCCGTTCCTCCGGGTGGCCGGACATCTTCGTGATGTTGCCGACCTTCTCTCCGGACGCGGCCATCTCCGACGCTGACGCCGAATCCTCATAGTGCGTGCCCCGCTCGAGTCGCTTGTACGCGGCGAAGTAGCACCGGGGGTGGTAGATGGCTTCGAGCGGCCCGCGCGCCTCGGTCAGAGGCTGGGGCAGGCCCTCGCCGTAGAAGTCGTGCACCCCGTCCCGGCCGATGCGCTCTTCGATACGCGCGGCCACGCTGACGGTGCCCTTACAGATGCGACAGGAGACAGCCATTACCTCTCCAAATGGGACTCGAACTGAAGGGCCCGGAGCACCGCGTTGAGGTCGTTCCGGAAGCCGTCCAGGCCACGGTACGCAAGCTGGATGACGGCGTGCACGGTGTCGACCTTGCCCATCTGAACCCGCATCCGGTTGATCCGGTTGAGCGATTCGATGTTGTCGAGGTTGACCTCGGCGTACCGCTCCCGGGTGGACGAGTACTCGGGGCGATCGGCCATCCGCCGAACGGCGGAGGCGTCCCACTCCCGGTCCACCTCGAACTGCAGGCCCTCGATCTGTGTCTTGCAGGTCCCTCTGATCCGGATGGCCAGGGCGAACAGTTCCTCTATCCGGTCCATCCGCTGCCGGACGTTCCGCAGCACCTCGATCACCTCAGAGGGACTGGCGGTGGCCGGGGGCATGCCCGGTACCGGGTCGTTCTCGGTGCCGTACCGAAGCTCGGTGACCTCGTTGAGCGCCGTCAACAGGCTGTTGACAGCGGCGGCGATGTCGTCGTCAATGACGGTCACGTCGTCCACGGGGACTCGGGGCCGAGCCGGGCCTGCACCCTGGCGATGACGTCCTTGAACATGCTGTCGAACCCCACCAACTCGGCCTGGTCGGACTCGGTCCATGCGCCGGGGTGCCGGAGACGGAACTGCTGGGACGCGAGGATCTGCCCCATCGTCTCCAAGATCAGGAAGGCTTCGGTCTCGTTGAGTTCCTTCCGGCGACCGGCCATCTTGTTGGCGACCAGCAGACCCTCGAGATCGGACTCCGCCAGCGAGATCTCGAACTTGGCCCAGCCGCCGCCCGTGTTCGCGCTCTTGCCCACCATGATTTCCATGCGACTGATACGGGTCAGGCCACGGCGAACAGGTCGCTGGCGGTGACGTAGCCGGGGGCCTTGGTCAGCGTCGCACCGGGGACCAGCATGGCGATCTCGATGGCGTGCCCCATCGACAGGTCGGCGGTGGCCGACACCGTCCCCACGGGCGTCACGAGGTCGTAGCGGCCCGGGCCGGGATGCCCGGTCAGCCACTCCACCAGCCCGGCGAACTCTTCCTGGGAGGGCGTCTCGGGCAACGTCACCAGCCACTCGGGGCCGTCCTGGGGCAGCGGGGCGGTCCGCACCATGGCGACGGGCTCGGGGGACGATCCGGTGTCTTCCTCTTCCGGGTCGACCATGAAGTCGTCTTCGAGAGTCTTCCCACCCTTGATGACCAGCGTGCCATCGGCCGACATCGACACCTCGGTGAGATCTCCCCACGTCGGACCGAAGTGCCAGTCCGCCCGGATCGTCGGCAGGAAGTCAACCTTGAACGACACCTCCGGGTCCAGCAGCCTGATGACCTCGGCCGGGGGCACCGAGTTGTGCACGTAGAACTCGAGGGCGTCGTGGATGTTGAGGGCCGTGTGCACCTTGGCGTCCATGCCGGTGGCCCGCAGCTTGGCGTCACACCGAACCATCGCCACCTTCATGTAGTCGGCGGCACCGCCCTGCACCGGAGCGTTGTAGCAGAGCCTCTCGCCGTGCTCCCTGACGAACCTCCGGGAGTCGAACAACTCCCGGATGACGACCTTCCGGCCGAACGGGGTCATCACGAACCCGTTCTTGTACCCCTCGGCCACCTGTTTCTGGGTCCACGACTTGATGGACGAGAACGTGGCGAAGTACTGGTCGTAAAGCTCCTTGGCCTGCTCCTTGGTGATGTTGAGCCGTTCGGCCAGGCCGGAGACCTCCAAGCCGTAGACCATCCCGAAGTTGAGGGTCTTCCCCCGGGACCGAAGCTCATCGGAGACGTCATTCATGTCGACACCGAACATCAGGGATGCGGTCGCCTTGTGCACGTCCACGTCGTTGTTGAAGGCGTCCAGCAGACCGGGCTCCCCGGACACACCGGCCAGCACCCGGAGTTCGACCTGGCTGTAGTCGAACCCGAGGACGTAGTGGTCGGGCGGCGCGGTGATGAAGCGGCGGAAGTTGATCTGGAAGCACGTCCCGGGCGGCGGCTCGGTGCCCGCCTCGTGCGCCGCGACGGCTTCGGCCAGGTCGTAGTGGTACTTCTTGGGGCTCTGCTGGTAGGGCGGGCTGTCGACGGCGAACCGGCCGGACGGCACGACGCACTGCAGATGGTTGGGGTGGGTCATCCCGTCGGGGGCGTAGGCGTACCGGCTGGGGTAGGTGGCCAGGTAGGACGAGATGAGCTTTGCCAGGCCCTTGTAGGCCCGTAGGCGGTGGATCACGGGCCAGTTGACCGCCAGTGCCTGCATCGCAAGCCGGTCGGTGGAGGGCTTCCTGGGGGTGTCGTTCTTGGGCTTCGTGTACCGGACGACGGGCATCCCGATCTTGCCGTAGAGCACACCGGCCAACTGTGGCGGCGACCCCAGGTTGATGTCGATGGGCTCCCCGGCCAGGGCGGAGAACTCGGCCATGAGGTCGTCCCGGATGCGCGGCAGGAACTGGTCACCCGCCGCCTTGGCGGCATTCATGGCGTCCCAGTCGTAACGGACCCCGAAGTCCTCCATCCGGAGCAGCACCTGCGTGACCTGGGTCTCGAGTTGGTAGAGCGGATGCACCGAGGCCCTGGGGTGGAACTGGTAGTGCAACTCAAGGCAGTAGGCGGAGTCGTCGCAGGCGTAGTTCACGACCTCCGGGGTGACCTCGAGGACGTTGAACCGGAGCATCGACAGTTGCTTCTGGGTCAACTTGGGGAACAGGGTGTCGATCTCGGCCTGATCCTCACCGAGCACGGCCTTGGTCAAGAACTTGAGGGCGTGCCGTGGGTGGTCGGCCAGCAGGTAGGACATCACCATCGTGTCGGAGTACGGGTATGTCCAGCCGTCGGTGGGGGCCCACACGGACTCGGGCAGGAAGGTCTTGAAGAACTTCCGCATGAACTTCTGCTCGAACCCGGCGTTGTGTGCGGTCCACCGGAACGTGGACAGCAGCCTCCATACGATGGGGGCGATCCGCACTGGGTCCAGGTTGGGTCCCGTGTCGTGGGCAAGCGGGACGTACTTGGCCCAGCGCGGGTCGTTGGTGAAGCTGAACCCCACCACCATGGAGTCCGGGTCCTCGACGTGGACGGACCCCTTGAGCCGGTCCTGCCCGACGTATCCGGTCTCGATGTCGAACCCGATGACGTCCTTGGCAGGGTCTAACGAATCGACCAGCGCCTCGAACGCCTCGACGGAATCGACCAGACCGAAGTTCCTCAACCCGTCTTCTCCGAGATCTTGAAGCCGTCGATGACCTGCAGCGCTTCCATGTGTCCGGCGATCCGGCCCGAGTACTCGTCCTCCGACTCGTCGTCCCTCTTGTCCGACTTCGCCGCCAGGGACGCGGCGAGCGCGTACTTGGCACTCTCTTCATAGCACTCGGGTCCGAAGGGGCTCCCGTCGACATACCTGACGCTGCCGACCCGCACCATCCGGTGACACCGGCTGCACCGCGTGTATCCGTGAGTCGTCATCTGCCACGTTCTTTCAGTAGTAGTGGTGCCGGGCCCGGCGTTCCTTGTATGGGTCCATGAGGGCTCGCTGGCCGGTCCGACACTGGTGATACGGGCCGCAGCCTCAAAGAGTGTCGAACCGGAACTCGTGTGCGATCCGCTTACAACGGTCCTTGTCCCGACACACATATTCAAGCGCGCGCCAGTTGTCGGTCTGCGCCGGAAACTTCCCCTTGTACTTGATGGAGATCTCGGTCCCCACTGCGCCACAGCGGTCGCATTGCCGCACTTCGAGTGGGGTTCCTACAGCAGCCAGAGTCATCGTCGGACCTCCCGGATCGGCGGAACTGTCCTCCGGAATATCGGACTCAGCGCTTCGCCGGAAGCATCTTGATCCCGTAATCCTTCAGGTCTTGCTCGGCGGCAGAGCCCCGCAACACCACCGTCGGGAACAGGTCCGGCTGGATCAGCGAGGCCGTGGCCTGGGCTCGCTCCGCATCACGGAACTCCGCGAACATCGACGGCTTCCGGACCAGCAGGTGCCAGCGGCCGGACAGCGGGTCGGGGAGCGTCCGGATGTCGTGGTCCCAGACCCGACCCGCGAGCCTCAGCATCGTCTCGGCCCACTTGGTGTTGTCCTCGGACGTGGCGACGATGACCCAGTCACGGACATACACCCGGGACGTGGTCTCGTACTCGTTCACCATGTCAGCGCCAGAGCCTCGAGTACCCCGGCAGCGCCGGTACGGCGGGCGGCGTCGGCCATCGCCAATGCGTTCCGGGCCCGGACCCTGGTGGTGGGTGAGTAGTGCCCGGACCTGGCCAACAGGCGTCTCCCCTCGGCCATGCTGATCCTCTCCTTCCCTAGATCCCGGCCGCTGGCGGTGCCCTTGGACCGGACGAGCCTGTGTAACCGGCCGAGCACCTCGAGCCGGGTGTCCAACATTCCGATGATGCGGGCGACCTGCCGATCCTCGTCAGGGCTGCCGTCGAGCGCCTGGGCCGTCGACATCGCACCGGACAGGTCCCCGAACGTCAGGGCTTCGACGTAGGAGTGCACGGGGGCGGGTGCGAAGGCGTCGATCACCGGCCGGGTCGGCTCACCCGGAAAGAGTGACATCTTGAGCGCCGCGTTACGGGCCTCCATCAGATCCCCGTCGACCCGGGTCAGCAGGTAGGTAGCGCTCTCGTCGCTCATCGGGCGCTGGCGTTTGATCCAGGCGACGGCGGCAGGGATGGGCAGAGTGTTGCAACGGACGACCTCAGAGCCTCCCTTGGCCTCCGGGAGCCCGGTGTGCAGGAGCGCGAGGTGCGGTGCCAGCGGGCGCTTGCCCGCCGCCCGGTCTTCGAGGTACGTGAAGTCGGCTTCGCCGGAGACAAGCAAGACCATGTTGTCTCCGACCTGCCCGGCCTTGGCCAGCGACACCCATTCCCCGAGCCCCGAATGATCCTGCCAGTCGAGCCGTTCGGCTGACGTGACATACACCAGCTTGTAGGGGTCGGTCACCGGGAGTTGGCAGGCTTCGTCCCAGACCTGGGTGATCGAGTGAGCGGTGCCGTCCATTCGGACGATGTTTTCGGATCGGACCTGACTGAGCCGGATCGACTCGTAGACCACCTCATTGACAAGGGCGGGCTCGACGCCGCACACCCACTGCAGCCTGGCGACGGAAGGAAGGTTCTTTCCGTACCGGCCGGTGCCACCAGCCACGTACTTCCGATGCCACTGCGGGTACAACACGTCACCGACTCCTAAGTAGGTGCCGGACCGGCGAACATTTTCTGGATCTAAGCGTCCGTTTTGGCCGGTCCGACACCCTTGATACGGGTCAGCGCTTGGGGACGATCAGGGACGACGGGCCCCGCACCGGGATCGGCTGCAGGATCGACGCCTGCCGAGCTTCGGACAACGCACCGGCCAGGTTGGCGGCGATGACCTTCTCGTACATGATCTCGAACGCCGCACGGACGTCGGTCTCGGGCGGCAGGAGCACGTCCACGAGGCACTGAATGCGAGTCATCAGAATCGCGTCAGGGTCGACCGACGCCCCCATGCGGTGCAGAGCGTCCCACTGCTGGGAGTTCCGCTCCGCCAGCGCGGCCAACTCAGCGACAAGCTCGGCGGGGGCCTCTTGGGGCTCGGTCACATGTGCTCCTAGTTGTGGCTGGTGGGGGCCGAGCTTCCTCTTCCCGGCCCCCACCGGGTACCGGACCGGCGGTCCGTGGTTGGGTATTCGCTGGGGTGATGGCCGGTCCGGCACTCGATGATACGGACTAGCTGAGTTCACGGGTGCAGATGGCGCATGCGGTACCGGGGACGGGGATGAGCGGGTTTGCGGTCAAGGTCAGGCGGCTGACGACGTCACCCCGTTTGATCTTGTGCTCGGGGTCGATGTAGCAGAACCCGACGAAGTTGGCCCGGTACCGCAGCTTGATCTCGTAGCTGTGCAGCGAGAGCCTGAACGTCCTCACATCGACCAGAGCGCCATTCGATCCGGGTCAACCGTCATCGTCCATTCCTGGCCGCACGTCCCGCACTGGAACGTGGTCTTGTCCGGGTCCACAACATCCAGGGGACTCGAGCACACGGGGCAGGTCACGATACAAGGTCGGAAGTCGGTCACGGGACTTATACGTCCGTGACGAGGGCGAGCAGGACGGCCCGCACCGCGCGCTGAGGGGCAGCGGGGTAACGCATCCCTACGAGCATCCTCCGGAGCAACTGCCGGTTCCGGGTGAGGGGGCTGTCGCTCTCGGAGAACGTGGACCACGAGCCTGACAGGGCCTCCGACAGCCACTGGACGAGCAGCAGGTGCTCCCGTTCCCCCCAATCGACAGTGGCGTCCTCGATCGCCACGGCGTCCATGTCGGACACGGCGCGAAGGACATTGAGGACCCTGATCTTCGCCTTGGAGATCTCGACGGCCTGCAGTGCCCGATGCACCTGGCCCCTGGCCACCCGGGCTGCCCGGACCGAGGTGCCGACGTCGAACCCCAGGTTCGTGTTGAGGATTCGGGCGACGTCGTTGGCGGATAACAGCCCCACCGAATACCGGGCCGCGCGGGACGCGATGGTGTCCGGCACCCGGGTGGAGGACAGCAGGACGTACATGGCCGACGGCGGTGGTTCCTCGAGGGATTTGAGCAGCACGCCGGTGGCTTCGGGTCTGGCACCGTCGAGACGTATGACGCCGTAACGGTATTCGCCGAACGGGGCCCTGAGCATGTTCGATGTCATGCCCCGGAGCGAGTCCGCCAGAGGGTTGGCGCAGTAGGTGTAATCGGTCGGCTGCACACCCATGTGCTGGGCCAGGTAGGCCGCGATGGTCCGCTTACCGACGTGTTGCGGCCCGGTCAACAGGACCACGGGGGGTTGGCTGGCCTCCAACGCGGAGACCAGCCCCCCGTGGCCGACTACGGCCGCAGGCATTCCTGCAGTTCCTGCATGCCGGTCAGGATGACGGACTTCGTGACACCGAGAGCCCTTGCCATCGCCTGGAAGTCGACCTGCCCACGCGGTGTCGTGCAGTCCTCGATCGTGCTGAGGAACAACTTTGCCTCGATCCCGGCGACCGTGTACGAGCCGAGCCGGTCGTTGACGGCATCGACGGCGGACTCGGTGCCGGGGATGCCGATCTCGGTCGTGGCACCGGCGCACAAGGTGCCTTCCTCGAAGGTCGAGGGGCGTTCCCGGTAGGCCGTGATCTGCAACTTCTCCCGCTGCCCACGGCAGTAGGCGTAGACGAACGCGGTGATGAACGTCCGGAACTTCGGGGAGACGGTCCCCCTGCCGGATGCGACGAACCCGTCCGGGTCGAACATCGACAGCACGTCCCGGGAGATCAGTCGTTCCAGGATGTAACTGACGACGTCGTCGGCACTCTCGGGTGCGATGCCCTGCTGGATGACGACGGCCTTGAGGTAGTTGCCGTACCCGATGAAGAGTTCGGCGTAGTTGGTCGGCACCGGCGACGGGCGGTCGGCCTCCTGCCGTGCCCGCCAGGCCCGGAGTGTCGTCTGGACCGGGACGTGATGGGTCGCTGGAACGAGTCCTGCTTCGATGATTGGCATTGGTCTGCCCTTTCCCCTTGGATGTGGTGGCTTCAGTCCGTGTCCCGAACTGCTTAGACCCAACATTACCCGGCGGGGAGACAGTTGTCAACCCCTGGTGATTATCGGAACCTTGGCCCACAGTCGGATGCGCTTCTGGACCGAAGTCTGTACCGGCAGGCTGACACTGCCATATTCCTGCCAGGCCACGAGCAGGACACCCCGGCCGACGATGAAGTTGTCCACCGGGTCATCGACATTCTCAAGCCAGTAGCCCTGTTGCGCCCGGTACCCGAGCACGTCGTAGACGAAGTCGTCGTCCTCGAGTTTGATCTCGGCGGCGATCCGGAAGTGCTTTCCCTGGAACAGCTTGTCGAGCTTCCGGCGGCGCGCGTTACGGCGCTGCTCGATGCTCGGCAGCTTCGGGTTCTTGGCCCCGGTGGACAGCCGGGTCCGGAACCGGCGCATCAGCGGCGAACCGGGGTCGGGAGGCGGCTCAGACGGCTCCTGGGACTCGTCCGGGTCCTCGATGGGCCAGGGGCCCTGGACGACGGTCACGGCTCGTCCAGCGGGTCAGGAGGGGTCGCCCAGCGCGACACGTGCTCGGCCTTGACGGAGTCGTCGTGGAGGAACCGGGTGGCCATCGCATCGAGCCGATCTGCAGTCTGTTGTTCGATCGTGCCTTCGACCGCGACGAACCTGGCCTGCTCGGCCTTGGGGTCCAGGGCCCGGGCCCGGTCCGTGCGGTAGAGGGCGGCGAAGGCTTCGCATCCGATGATGTGCGACGTGGCGGTCTTGGGCGACGTGAACGTCGCACCGCACCCGGCGCACCTTCCTACAACTGCCATCTGGGCTCCAAGCCTCGGTGAACGAGTCAGGCCCCGCACATGGACCGGGCAAGCGGACCGTGCAGGGCCTGACTGTGGTGTCGGGACACGACTCCACTGCATCCAAGGGGTGGGTGCAGTACTCATGGTACGGACTACCCGTCGGATAGTCGACAGCCATATCCCGAATCACCTGAGAGGGTTACGCAACACCCTTGGACATCATCCGACGTGGCTTCTTGGCCCACGTGCAGTGGACCGCCCGGACCCGGCAGCCCTTGACGGTGCCGAGCCCGTTCACCGATTCGATGACCCGGTCGTCGTCCTCGTAGAGAGTGATCGACTTCCAGGACCCGTCGATGGCGAGGTCCTCGATGATGTTGCGCTTGAACGTCGCCAGCGGGGCGGTGTCCAGGTACTCGCGCCGCATGATGAGCGGCACATCGGTGGCGTAGCCGTACTGGTCCAACCACGCCCGGGTGATGTCGCCGTGCCGGTAGCGGCGACCGGTGAGGTAGCCGATGTCGGAGCCCGCGATGACGGCGGCGGTGTAGATGTCCCGGCCCTGGGCCCACGGCTTGTCGTGCGGGATCAGGGCGAAGTACTCGTCCCACTTGTGGTCGAGCGCGAGTGCCTGCCGGGGCCGGTCGTCCGCCAGGACCCCGTCGAGGTCGAACAGGACGAGGTCGTCGCTGTCACCGGCGAAGTGCGTGAGCACCCGGCCAATCTGGCTGACGGGTCGGACAGGCGTGGTCCACAGACCACGCTCGTAGGTGTACCCGGCCAGTGACTCCGGGATCTGACTCTGGTAGAGCGATGTGTTCATCTGGTGCCTCCTAGTGGCTTCGTGTCCCTGTACCACTGACTCTACACGGCTAGGAGACAGTTGTCAACACCGGTCACTTGCTCCCGCGAAGCACGGCTTCGGGGAGGATCTGCTTGACCCATCCGAAGTCGGCCAGCGGCAGGCCCTGACGCGGGCTGGGCCACACCCGGTAGAACGGCGCGGCCCCGGGGTTGACCCCGAACACCCGGAACTTGGCGACCTTGTCGGGGACCGACACCACGCCGACCACGACGATGGAGTCGACGCCGGACATCGACAGCCGGGTGGTGGGGCGGACGAACACGCACTCGGTCATCTCGATCTCGGTGAGGGCGTTGAGCAGCATCTCCCCGAACCCCTCGGGGGACAACTCGTCCTGGCCGCAGCCCACATGGCCGTCGGCGGTGTGCACCCAGAGCGCGGTGATGTCCTCGAGCACCTTGTTGGGGGCTCCCCGGAACTCGGTGCCGACCTGCTGGCACAGCGAGTCGAACATGCCGTCGTAGTCGAACTGAACGTCACTGCACATCGTGCACCTCTTCCCTGCAGTTGTTATCGGGTGGAACCTGCCGGGGGCGCGTGGACGCCCCCGGCAGGAACTTGAGGGTCAGACCGCCATCCAGTAGCGGACCAACTGGCCGTCGGGCCCCTTGTGGGCGTTGACGTGGGCGGCGGCGATGTCGTCGGCACCCTCGTCCTCGGTCTCGTCGTCCTCGGGGTCGACCGCGAAGTCGGCGGCGGTGACGGGGGCGTTGGCGGACGCGGCGACACCGGCGGACAGGCGCGCAAGGGCGATGTCGGCGGACGGCACCGACAGCCGGGCGTAGACGTTCCCGGCCGGGGCGAAGACGATGAGGTGCAGTTCGCCCTCGGTCGGCACGGGCAGGTTGGTGCCCGACTCGATCGTGGCGGGGGTGCCGGTGACGAAGGCCAACTTCTTGTGACCCTTGCCGTCGACGTAGGTGACGGTGGACCCGAGAGCGATTTCCGCTGTGGTCATGGTGACTCCTTTGGTGGCGGGGCCCTTGTGCCCCTGGTGTCCTGGCCCTCGTTTGGGGCCGACACATGATACGGACGAGTGTGATTCGGCGGAATCAGGTTGTTTCCGGGTCCGTGGACCTCGGGTGGTGGCGCTGCATCCAGCGGGAGTCCTGGGTGGCCTTGACGGCATCCCGGACCGCGTCATCGAAGCACCGAAGCACCATGTCGAGATCGGTGCCGGTGAAGATCGCGTAGCCGCCACGCTCCGCCCGGGCGAAAATGGCCTGGTTGTAATCGGCCCGCCGCCGGTCCCGGTGCTCCGAGTCCACCGTCAGGCGTTGTAGGAACCGCTTCCGGATCTCCGACACCGGGGCGGCGAAGTCGTCGGGTACGGACTGGACTGGCGTCATCTGGCGGGCTCCTGGGACGAGTGGGTGCCGGACCCGGCGGTTCGACATTGGACACAGGCCGGTGCTTTGGCCGGTCCGGCGAGGGTGATACGGGATAGGGGCAGGCCCCCGGGTGCGTCCTCGGGAGACGACAAGCCGGGGGCCTGCGAGCACCGGACCCAGACCATGAGCGGCGCTCCCGGTCCCTCGGTGGCCGTACCGACGGAGGGACCGGGCAATGCTAACTGGCGACGGGGGCGTCTTCCAGCGACGCGACCGCCGACGCGGCCCGGGACGCGGCATACGCGTCGACATCCTCGGTGGTTACAAGCACGACCTTCCGCTTCCCTGACCCGATGCTGATCGTGTTCGGGAACAGACCTCTTTCGACAAGCTTGTGGACATACGCACGGGTGAACCCCAGCCGGTCGGCGGCGTCGGATATGAACTCCACCCCGATGAGAGCACGGGGCTCGAAGACCTTCTCAGGCGTGGACATTGCTGAACTCTTTCTGTAGATAGAACGCGGACAGGACGGATACGGCCCCGGTGAACCACGCATCGGCGGCTTCCGGGGTGTCGACGCCGTCGAGCACTGCGAGGATTCGGTAGAACGGCGTGGAATGCAGTTCCTTGGCGTCCCAGGACGGGATACGGCCCCGTGCCCATTGCCGGAGGCCGTCCGCCAGCGCCGCCCGGTTGACGGCCGGTACGGGCGGACTCAGGGCGGCTTCCAGGGTCCTGGGGCGCGGCCGGTAGCCGATCGCGTCGAGCAGCAGCCGTGCGGCCTCGATCGGGGTGATCCCCCGCTGGGCCGCATACAGGCTGACCGGGGTCCACCGCTTGAGGCAGTCGAAGCACCACCCGCTGTTGTTCTCGGGATAGATCTTCAAAGCTCTGTCGGTGCCGCCGTCGTCGTGGTCGTCCCCGGAGGGACACCACGTCTTCCAGGACAGGCCCGCCGTGGACGGGGACTCCCCGAGCCCGGCGCGTACGACGGCGACCCCGATCGGCACGAGCCGGTCGGCCAGTGCGATGACGGGGTCGGGGCGTGACATGGCTACTCGGCTGGCCGCAGCCGCTTGAGGACGGTGTCGGCCTCGGATGCCGAGTCGTTGTCGGCGGAGGCGACACGGCCCGCGAGGTCAGCGATCTCGGCCTGGGTGTAGCCCTTGCCGGTCTCCGGGTCGGTGGACACGACCGTGCCGTCGGCCTCAGTCGTGGTGGCGGTCTCCCCAGGGTGGCTCCCCGAATCCGGCGCGTCGCCCGCGATCCAGGGTGTCCCCGTCGAGGCTGTCGATTCCGTGGATTCGGTCGGTGATGAGGTACTGCCCGTCGTCGGTGAAGTACCACCCGTCACTGTCTCGTCCGTGATCGTCCCAGTCGTCTCGGGTGTCGGTGCTGACATCGCTGTCTCCTTCTGTGTCGGTGTCGTCGTCATCGGGGTCCCCGTAACGACCGGCTGTGTATTCGTCGTGGAGGGATACCCCCAGGTTGTAGAGCAGCACACCCAGCTTGATGAGCCCGTAGACGAACAGCACGAGAAGGATGATCTCGATGAGCGGGGCACACAGGATGCACAGGAGAAGCCACTGCCCCGGCGAGTAGGTGGGCCGTCGCTGACGGGTACTGCCCGTATAGAGCCCTACGGGCCCGACGCGGAATCCGAGCAACACGGCACACCTCCCCCTGGTTCGCAACGAGACTTCTCATGCCCCAACAGTACCTGAAATGGAGACAGTTGTCAAATGTCTCCTGCTAGACGCACTGCTCCCGCACCGGGACTAGGACTCCGGCAGCGTCGTGACCCCGTAGAGGAACCAGAGCACCCCGGTGCAGAACGCGAACACGGCTGCCGACACCCAGCACACGACCGTCGCGTAGTCCGCGTGGTGCAGGCCCTCCGACACCGCGACGCCGATGCAGGTGAAGGACACGGCGGAGAACAGACAGGGCGGGAGCAATATCCAAGGCCCGGTCATGGACGAAGTATCGGCGCATCACGGCGGGCCCTCCGACACGGGCGGGGCGAGGCGCAGCTTGGACCGGCCCGGCGCACGCGGCTCGGGGACCGGAGGCTTCGGTTCAGGGGGAGGCGGCGGGGTGTCGTCGCCCCACCACACCCGCTTGCCCTGGGCCGTGTGCCGTCCCACCCCGCCGACCACCGCCCCGGTGACGGAGTCGGTGATGGTGACCCACCGCCAGCCGTTCCGGTACATCCTCTCGGCCAGTTGGGCGGCGGACTCGGTGACCGTGGAGCCCGTGCCGAAGGACCCGATGTAGCGCAACATCAGTCCTCCCCGTAGGCCGCGACATCGAGCGCAGCACCGAGCACCGGCCATTCCCGGCGCAGCTTCCGCTGCATCCAGGAGTGGTAATCGGGGGACTTCCCGGGGACCGTCCAGGCTTCGATGACATCGGATGGGGCGGGGTCGGCCGTGGCACCGTCGAACTTCAAGGCGTCCTTGGAGACTCCGGCACCGGTGTAGCTGGACTGCGGGTGCTGGCTCCGGTCCGGCACGAGCCGGAGACGACGGAGGTGGGCGACGAGTTCGGTGACGATCCGGTCGGCTCGTTCGGAGTCGAACACACCGGCACGCTCCGGATACTCCCAGCACACGGAGGCGGCACCGACCGCCAGTCCGATGGCCATCTCAGAATCCTCATCGGTGAAGCCCAACACAGTGTCGGTCACAGCGAGTGCTCCCCGCGATGCAGGACCGGCAGGACACAGCCGATCTGTGGGCAGGGCCTCCACGGTCCGGTGAAGTTCCGCCGGTCGGCGGGGTCCCACGAGATGTCGGTGGCGGAGCCGGGGTAGGCGTAGTCCCGGACGGTGCCGAGATGCATCCCGTCGTGCCGGGCGGAGCGGGAACAGGCGACCTCGGTGTCGCCCGGGAACGGCCTGATCCGGGCCTGGCACAGCGGGGTGGCGGTGGACATCAGGACACCTTCCGGGGGGCGGTCAGGACGGGCACGGGAACCCCCGAGTAAGCGTCCTCGATGGCGTTCCAGCCGTGCGTCTGGGCCCGGTGGACACCCATGTGCCGGGGGGACACGGTGGTGGCCCCGCAGTCCGGACACGAGGCGGGGGGCGCGGGCCTGACCTCGCCCCTCCGGTGCTTCGACCAGATATGCGGGGTCAGGGACGTCTTGTTGAACGTCTTCCCGCAGATCCGGCACGCCGTCCGGACCGAGGGGCTGTCGCCGGGGCCCGACGATGACAGGGACGCCTTGGGGGGCCTGCCGGGCTTCGGGGTGACGGTGGGGGTGACGGACAGCGGCAGCCGGGCGAGCAGCCGGGCGAGGTCGGCTACGACGGCTTCGTGCTGAAGACAGAGGTCGATGTCGTGCGGGGGGCCGTCGATACCGATCCGGTAGACGGTGTCCGCCCGGGCACGCCCGTTCTCCGAGGCGCACACGTCGCACCACGACTGGATGACGACTTCCTTCATGGGGTGGTGCTCCCTTCGAGGAACCGGTGACACAGATTGACGGACAACGACAGCGTGCCGACCGCGTTGAGCACCGGCAACGGCAGGTCCGCCCTGCCGTACCGGGACCCGACAGATTCCAGGACCGCTTCGGACGCGAGCAGGAGGGACCTGAAAGCGTCCGGGACGGGCCCGGGCGCAACAGACCCCTGCCGGGGCGGAGCACCTTTGGTGACGGTTGCCGCTTTGGCCCCGGCAGGGGCGGGCACTGTCGCAGCTACGGCATCCGCGATCCGGCCGACCTGCTTGGCGAGGCGGTCGATCGCGGCGACGTACAGCGATGCTTCAGGAGAGGACATACGGGTGATACGGGGGAAGAGGTACCGGACCGGCGAGGCCGGTTTGGGCCCACGCTCGGGGAATGGCCGGTCCGGTACCGCCCGGTGGGGCTAGATCGTCCCGCCGAGCTTGACGAGTTCCTTCTCGAGTTGATCGCGCGCCAGGGCGATCCTGCCCATGTCGGCCAGGCACTCCCGTGCCAGCAGGGACCGCTTGCCGAGCGGTTCCGAACGGACAGCCGCTTCGTAGCGGACCTCCGCCTCGTGCTCGCTCCGCCTGGTCCGGGCCAGCATGTGACCGACATCGGCCACCCTCCCCCGATGGAGGTCCGGCTTGTCCGCCGACTCCCACTCGTCGGTGATCCGGAACCGGAACCCCGTCTCCCGGGTCGCGTCAGGAAGGGCGAGGTTGGTGCCCTCCAAGAACCGGATGATGTACCAGCGGTGCGCCCGCCAGGTCCCCCGGTTGATGCCGACGCCGTAACAGATCTCCCGCCACGTCGCGCCGTCGGGCCGGGACTTGAGCCAGTGGAACGTGGACATCCATGCAGGGACTGCCTTACTCATAACGCAGACTTCTCTCTGCCGACCGATGTCGGCGGAATGGGGACCCCGGGGCTGGTTGGTGGCCGGACCCGGGGTCCCGTCCTTTCAGTTCCAGTCCGCTGGAACCGTGTCCGGCACTGCCGAACCGTCCTTGGCCGCGACATGCGCCAGGATCGTGCCGATGAGGTCGGAGGCGATCTCCAACCGCTCCGTGATGAGCGCCTTGTGATCGTCCGACAGCGGCCCCGGGTAGGACAGGACGGCCGCATCGGTCTTCCTGAGCCACTCGATGACGACTTCCGTCTTCCAGAGTTCGTCGGCCGCGAGGCAATCCAGCAGCGCCTGCTGGGCCGGAGACACCCACCCGTCGGGCTTAGGCGGAAGGGTCTTGTGGGTCGCCGCCGCCAACTTGGCGATGTCCTTGAGGATGACCGCGTCCGTGACCTTCTTGGCAGCCGCCTCCGCCGCCGCGACCTTGGCCGGTGACGTGACCTTCGCCGGGGTCACACCGTGGGGCGTGAGGGTGACCGGGGTGGAGGGCTGGATCGCGGCAGCCGCCATGGCAGCGGAGAACGACTCGTAGGTCTCGTCCGACATCGCATCCACGATGTCCTCGATCGTCGTCGGGGTGGCGATGTCGATGATCTTGGTGATCGCGTCCGCCGACTTCGAGAGTTCGGTGGTGATCTTCGCCGTCTTCCCCGACACCGGCGCGACGATGGCCTCGAGGATCGAGTTCACGCCGTTGGCGGCGGAGTTCTTGGTCGAGACGTACCCGTTCGGCCCGTTGAACGCCCGCTCCGGCAGCGGGAACGTCCCGATCGAATCCGGCGACAACGTGAAGACCGACGGGATCGGAGCACCCGCCGCGATCGCCCTCTCCCACCCGTCGAGGTACTTCTTGACGGTGCCCTCACTGACCTCCGCCCGGGCGGCGAACACCACCGGCGGGACCTTGCCCGGCGAAGGCTGCAGCGACACCGAGCAGGCGATCAACGCCGCGAGATACCAACTCCCCTCTCCCCGGGCCGTCCGGCCGAACTCATCCGCGTTCGCCTCCCAGGTCCGGGCATGCGTCTTGTTCTTGGACAACATCTGTTCCTCCTGTGTGTTCTGTTTGATGCCGGGCCAGCGCTTGGCCGTTGGGATAACGGAAGGGCTCTGGCTGACCCGGCACCTCCTGATACGGACCGGCGCGCCTCGGTTGGGCCCTGGACGGATCTTGGCCGGTCCGTCACGCCCTGATACGGGCCAGCGTCTGCCTCACGGATGCGATGGACAACGGCAACTCCGACGAGGCGACCCGCCCGGACAACCGATGCGGCACGGACTTCAGGCACACGAGGCACGTTACGGCCGACGGGTCACCAGACTCCGCAGGCACGCGGGGACGACCACACGCGGTCCGGGTCGCGGTGGGCAGGATACGGAAATGCGTGGGAGGGGGCATGCCGGTGATACGGAGAACCCGGCACCGGGGCGGACAGCCTTTGGGACAGGCAAGTGGGATGGCCCCGGCACCGGGCTCCTGGCCGTCCCGCCGCGACCCTTCTGCGGGGTGTACGTGCGGGGACAACCTTCGGTTATACGGACTTGTGATGATCGGGTCCACATCGTGGGACAGATGCCGGGATAAGAGATCTTGGTCAGGTCTTGATGATGAAGGCGACACCGACGAAACCCGGGATGTTGTTCTGGGTGTCCGTGGTCCCGGCGGTGGACCCCGTCACGCCCGGGGTGGTCGAGTCCGTCGCCCCCGCCAGCGGGGAACCGGTGGTCTGGGCCGAGCCCGGGTTGGACGGCGACGACAGCAGACCCGTCCAGGTCCGGGTGAAGGACGCCGTGGCGACAGCGGTCCCGCCCGTGACCGTCCCCGCCGCGTTCCCGAGTATCTGGGCCTGCCCGGCCGCTGACAGCGGGTGGGTGTGCGCCGCCGACGTGTGGGTGTGCGCCGTCACGGCGTGGCTGTGGGTGTCGGCCCCGCCGGACGTCGCCAGCGCGTTGCCGCGAGGGAACTTGGAGCCGAAGTTGGGCAGCCCGAACGTGGTCGAGCCGTCGCCCACGCCGTAGGTCGTCCCGATGGCGGTGAACAGGGCCGCGTAGGTGGTGCGGGACACCAGCGAGCCGTCACAGAGCAGGTAGCCGGTGGGCGGGGTAGCCCCGGCGAACATCAGCAGCACCCCGGCAGGTACGGCCCCAGCGGAGCCCGGTGTCGTCCAGGCGGTGGCGTAGTCGGTGGCGGAGGACTTGGCGAGCACCTGGCCGGTGGTGCCCCCGGCGGGGACGCCGGATGCCGCTGGCGCTGCCCCGACGTTGGCGGCGGTGATGGTCGTCCAGGCGGTGGCGTAATCGACGGCGGTGGTCTTGTAGAGGTACTGCCCGGCGGTGCCG